CGGGTGCTTGAGTTCATCACTCGTGGCAAGAAGACGGCGCGCGGTGGTTCTCCAAACCGGGTGATCTTCGATGAGGCAATGTTCCTCACCGATGACCAGATCCAGGCTATGGTGCCGGCGCTTGCTGCTCAGTCGATGAACGATGACGGCGCGGCCCAGATGATCTATGCGTCGTCGGCCCCGATCGCGGAGTCGCAGGTGTTGCACCGCTTGCGTGATGCTGCGACCAAGGGTTCGCCGAGTCGGACGTTCTTCGCTGAGTGGTCTGTTCCGCCCGATACAGATCCGGCCGACCGTGATGGTTGGTACCAGGCGAACCCCGGCCTTGGTGTGCGGATCTCCGCGGAGTGGATCGAGGACAACGAGTTCGGCACGTTGAGTGATGAAGCGTTCGCCATTGAGCGGCTCGGCATTCCGCAGGAACCGTTGTCGGAGTCGCAGATTCGGCCCATCCCGCTGACCACGTGGGATTCACTGATCGATGCAACGTCAACGCCTGATTCGAAGCGGTGCGCTATTGCGCTCGACACGAACCCTGACCGGACGTGGTTCACGCTGTCGATGGCGGGCGAGCGGTCGGACGGTCTGATTCATTGCGAGATCACCAAGTCTCATCCTGGTAAAGCGTCAGCGATCGCAATGGCCGACGACATCGCAGCCAAGCTCGATCTACCGGTGGTTGTGTCGGAGACGTCTGGGCTCGCCGACGACTTGGTAAATGCGGTGACGATGAAGTCGGGTGAGCAGGCGCTCGCCACGTCGAGACTGATCGACGCTACGAGAGGTGAGGCGCCGCTGGTACGTCATCGTGGCGAGCCGGCGATGCGTCGGTCGATCGAGATGGCCCAGACGAAGCCGTACGGCGACGGCGGGGTCGTTTGGTCTCGTCGTACCACAAGTGGCGACATCTCGCCGCTGACGGCGTTGACGATGGCGTACCACGCTCTCAGCGCTGATGTCCAACTCGGCGACCCGCTCGCTGCAATTCTTGCCTGATTGGAGGGCCAACGATGAAGCGTTCGTCTCTCATTCAATTCGCCGGCGGCTGCTTGCTCGTTGCTGGTTGCACTGTTCTGACCGTCTGGCTTGGCCTGGTCGTTGCTGGTGCGCTGCTCATGTTGGCCGCTGAGGCCATGGAGCGCACACCGTGACGCTCGGTTCACTGTTCCAGAAGCGGTCGATCTCGTACCAAGATGTTTGGGGTGCGGGCGATTCGTGGGTCGATGCCGTGCCCGGCAAGGCAACCGTGGCGAAGCAGCTGGCGATTACCGCCACGTTGGCTTGCGTTGACATCAAGGCTGCGTCAATCATGGCGATGCCGCTCCAGGAGTACCGCCCGGCCGGCGAGGGCCGTGTGAAGCTGTCGAAATCGGCAGTTCTGGACGATCCCAGCGAGGTTTTCAGCCCTGAGGAGTGGCTTTACGCCTGTTCTGCGTCGCTTTCGTTGTGGGATGAGGCCATTGGCATGGTGACTTCGTCGGGCCGCGACGGGTGGCCTACGAAGGTCGAGTGGCTGATTCCTGATGATGTCGGCAAAGTGAAGTCCGGTGGACGCGTCAAGTACAGCTATGCGGGCCGCATGCGCGAGAAGTGGCCGCTTGGGCCGATCATTCACATCCGCCGCCGCCCGCTTCCTGGGTGCGCTGGTGGGGGTGCGTCGATCGGTAAGGCGCTGGATCAGCTTGTTACGCTGGGCACGGAAGGCGCCAAGGCGCAGGTCGCTTCGTATCTGGCCGGCGGGCTTCCTTTGGCCCATTTGGCGTGGGATGGTGCGCTCGATCCCGAGCAGGCCGAACAGGTGGCGTCGAGGTACGAAGCCTCACGCACCGCTAAGCCGGGTCGCCCGTTCACGACGGGCAAGGGCTGGTCGTTGACCCCGATCCCCCGTGGTGATTTCACAGCGGACATGGTGAAGATGCGTGAGCGCATCGCTACGGAGGTCGCAGTGGCCCACGGTGTGCCGCCCGAGCTTGTTGGAGGGTCGACGGGTAGCTCCATGACCTATTCGACGTTGGAAGGCGTCACGCGGTCGTTGGAGGTTCGTGCGCTGTACCCGGTGTACGTGTCGATGGAGCGCACGTTTTCTCGCAATCTGTTACCCGGTGCTCGGTTCTGCAAGTTCAACGCCGACGCAACGGTTCGGACGTCACTGAACGACCGATACAAAGCCCATGACACCGCAATCCGTGCGGGCATGGCATCACCCGATGAGCGTCGAGCTCTCGAGGATGAGGCGCCGATCCCAAACGGGGCCGGCGACGTCTTCCTTTGGCCGCCATACGCAACACTACCGATCCCCACGGAGGGCGAACAATGAGCGAGACATACACGACGCGTCGGGGGATCGTCGAATCCGGCACCCAGGCCAAGGGTTACGCGTATCGAGCCGAGGGCGTCACGGTGCAAATGCGTGCCGCTGGCGACGGTGAGTCCACGATCTCGGCGTACGCAGCGGTGTGGAACCGTTACAGCCAGAACCTGGGCGGGTTCATCGAGCAGATCGACCCGGACGCATTTACTGACTCGCTGCGCGAAGACGATCAGATTGCTTCGTACAACCACGATTACGCAGCGTTGCTCGGGCGGCGTTCGTCGGACACGCTGATCGTCGAGGCCGATGCGTTCGGATTGCGCTACGACATCCCGTTCGACGGCGCCGACTCCGATCACGTTCGGGTGAAGCGCAAGATCGAGCGAGGCGACCTGCGTGGTTCGTCGTTCACGATGCGCTACATGCCGGATGGCGAAGAGCTCGGATATACCGATGAGGGCACGCTGCTCGTCACGGTGAAGCGGGCCAGCATCATCGAGGTGGCGCCGGTCGTGTGGCCGGCCTACCTGTCGACCGAGGACGAAGGCGCCGCTGTTGCGCTTCGCTCTCTGATGGATCGGCATCCCGATGCCGCCGCCGAAGTTCTTGACCGTGTGGGCGACCCTGTCGTTCGTGCGGCCCTGCTCGATGTCACCGACGACGGACCAACCGTGGAACGTGGCGTCTCGCTCGGATGGGCGCGCTTGCGTCTCGCTGAGCTGAATGCCTGATCGACGGGACCAAGCCCGCAGGCGCAACCCCCACCAATTTCAATGTCCAAGAAAGGGCACACCATGAGCGATTTGCTCAAGAATCTGAAGGGGGAGCGTGACGGCCTCGTTGCCGAGATGCGTTCCCACCTCGAAGACGCCGAGAAGCGTTCTGACGGCCCCAGCGCCGAAGACGACGTGAAGCTCCGCGCATACGACACCGACATCGCATCACTCGATCAGCGCATGTCCGACATCGCCGCCACGCTCAAGCGTGCCGACGAGGTCGATCCCGACGTGCAGCGTGCGCTCGATGCCTCCCCGGCACCCGAGCAGCGCGACGACGCCCCGAGCGAGGACGCAAAGCTGCGTGACTTCCTCACCGGCAAGACTCGCTCGGTGTCGTTCTCGGCTGGCACTCATCAGCGCGACCTGTCCAAGGGCACCGCGGCTGCTGGCGCAGCAACCGTCCCGACATCGTTCTACGACCAGCTGCAGGCGCACATGGTCGAGATGTCCGGCGTGCTTCAGGCCGGCCCGACGCTGCTTCGTACGGCGTCCGGCGAAGAGATCCAGGTGCCGGCGACCACCGGGCACAGTTCCGGCGCTTTGACCGGCGAGACGTCTGCGATCACCGAATCCGATCCGGTGTTCGCACAGCGTTCGCTCCCGACCTACAAGTACGCCACGCTCATCCAGGTGTCTTCGGAACTCCTCACTGATACAGGTGTGGATCTGACCGGATACCTGTCGATGCAGGCGGGCCGTGCTGTCGGTATCGCTTGGGGTGCTCACCTGTCGACCGGTACCGGTTCGAGCCAGCCGCAGGGTGTCGCCACGGCGGCTACCGCAGGCGTGACGGGCGCAGCGACGGCGTTCACACCGACCGCTGACGACCTGATCGACCTGTACCACAGCGTGATTGCGCCTTATCGCATGTCGCAGTCGTGTGGCTGGCTGATGGCTGACGGCACTGTCGCCAGCATCCGCAAGATCAAGGATCTTGACGGCCAGTACATTTGGCAGCCGGGTCTCGAGTCTGGCGGGCCGGACACACTGCTCGGCAAGCCGGTGCATGTCGATGTCGGGATGGCGGCGGCTGCTGCCGATGCCAAGACGATCCTGTTTGGTGACTTCTCGACCTACTTCGCCCGTCAGGTGAACGAGGTTCGTTTCGAGTCGTCTTCGGACTTCGCGTTCAACACCGACATGACCACGTTCCGTGCGATTGTGCGCGGTGGCGGTGTGCAGGCTGACATGACGGGCGCCATCAAGGCGTACGTCGCTGGCGCAGCGTCCTGACCTGATTGACCGGGGGCGGCTGCTGTAGTGGGCGCCCCCGGTCGTCTCGTTCCGTTCATTTCAATCAAGGAGCATTCATGGCGAACGTTGTCATTCAACGACAGATCAGCGGCACCCGCAACGGCGTTGCGTGGCCCGCACCGGGCGAAACGCTCGACGTGCCGCAGACCGAAGCCGAGGGCCTGATTTCGCTCGGCATTGCGACCGCTG